AGGGCCTCCCCGATGCCGGCATGGAAATCAACTGGCCGGTGCTCGCCGCCTCCAACTACGAGGATCGCTTCGAGGAACAGGCCGCCGAGAAAGATGTGATCTTCTCCAAGAAGGTGACGCTCACCTCGGACAAGGCCACCATCAAGACGATTGCCAGCGGCTTGGACATGAGCTACCAAGTCATCAAGAGGAGCGGAGGCACCTACCTCGGCCTCGTGATGGACATTCTGGCAACCTCGTGGGCGCTCGCCACGGATGAGATCTTCGGCGCCGCCCTGGTGGCCAAGGGCACCGGCACCGGCGAGTATTCGGTGGACTCCGGCGAGGAGCTCCACGGCTCGCTCCTCGAGGCCTCGGCCAAGGTGGACGATGCCACCGGCTCGCCGGCCGCCTTCATCCTGGCCGCCTCCGATGCGTGGCTCGAGATTGCCAAGACCGCGGGCCTCCTCCCGCCGGCCTACGGCACGCAGAATGTGGCCGGCGTGGCACAGGCCTCCACGCTCCGGGTGGAGGTGTCGGGCCTCCCCGTGATCCGCGCCAAGCGGCTCCCCGCCGGCACGGTGATCGCCTCCAACTCCTCGGCGGCCTCCCTCTTCTCCTCGGGCCTTATGACCGCCACCGCCGAGGTTGTGGCTCGCCTCGGCATGGACGTGGCCGCGTGGAGCATGGATGCCCCCGGCATCTTCATCCCCACCGGCATTGTGAAGCTCACCAAGGCCGCGGCCGCGTAACGTGGCGGCACCGGCCTATCTCGAGGCCAACGGCCGAGCCGCTCTCCCCGAGCGGCTCCGGCCGGCTCCGGGCGCCACCCTCGAGGTGGTGCTCGTGCCTCGGCCACCCCTGACCACGGCAACGCTCGCCAATGCGGACCCCTCCGCGGTGGCGAGCATTGCGTGGATTGACGAGGACGGGGGAAGCCACCTCGAGCCGCTTTGGCTCCTCGCGGAGCTCCCCTCCGGCGATCCGGTGGACGCGCCCCCGCCGCCCGAGGGTGCCGTGGAGGCCGACAAGTACGGTGGCAGCTTCCTCCGGGTGCGTGCCACCACCGTGGACCTCTCGGATGGCCTCGAGCACCCCTTCACCTTCGAGCTCGCCAACGTGGCCGGCCCCGGAGGTGAAACCTTCCGCAACCTCCAAGAGCTCCGGCAGATGGCCGGCGCGGTGTGGTACGACGTGGGCGGCTCGCTCGGCAAGGCCTACGCGGTGACCGGCGCCGAGCTCTCGCCGGCCGCCCTGGCGGATCGCATCCAATCGGGTGAGCTCGTGTGGGGCCGCTCGGTGGCCTCCGGCGCCGGCGGCCACCCGGAGCTCCACCTCACCAACGGGCCGGCCACCGGCCGCCGGCGTGCCACCCTCGGTGACCTCGTGACCGTGCTAGGGCAGCCCACCCGCTACGTGCAGCTGCGCGAGGCCTCGGCCTCCGAGATTGACGTGGTGGGGGTGGTGACTCCGCCCCCGCCCGACCCCGGGCCGCTCCCCACCGATCCGTGGAGCTCCGGCGTGACGGTGGCGGAGCTCGCGCGCGCCCTGGCCGTGGGCCTCCCGAGCTCCGGCTCCGGGCCGGTGGTGGACCGCCTCGAGCTCTCCATCGCCACGGCCGAGGATGCCATCGGCCAGAGGCTTGGCCGGCGCACCGTGGCCGATTGGCCGGATGGCATCCCCGCCGGCGCCAAGGTGGCCGTTACACAGGTGGCCACCCGCGTGTATCGGGCCTCGGACGTGGCCTATGGCGTGCTCCAAACCGAGCTCGGCTCCGCCTATACCGGCCGGTGGGTGACCCCGGAGGTGGAGCTCGCGCTCCTCGGCCTCCGGCGCCGGTGGGGGGTGGCGTGAATACGCAGCGGCCTTGGCGCGCGATCCTCGAGGAGCTCGAGGTGCTCCCCGAGCTCGAGGATGCCGGCGTGACCCTGGCCCCCGGGTGGACCGCCCAGCTGGCCACCCCCGCCATCATCGTGGCGCCCACCCGGCGCGAGCCGGTGCGCTCCGCGGATATCCGGTGGCACCTCGCGCTCCAAGTGGTGATGCCTCTCCAATCCGACGATGACGAGCCGCTCCACGCGCTCCTCGAGCTCGCCCTCGCCCACCTCCCCGCGGGTGTGATCGTGGGGGAGACAACCTACGCGCAGGATGACCGTGCCGGCGCGTCCTACCTCGTGAGCACTACCGAGCTCACCGCCTAGCTAGGAGGCCCCGATGCCGTCGCTCTTTGGCCAGCCCTCGCTCCGGTACACCCCGACCGGAGACACCCCCACCGCGGTGGACCTCTCGCCCATCGTGCGCCCTGGCATCGAGATTGACCAGCCCATCGAAACGGTGGATGACCCCACCCTCGCGGACCCCACCCGCTCGCGGACCCGGGCCGGCGCCGCCTCGGTGAGCTTCACCCTCGTGGTGGGTGACGATTGGGCCACCAAGGTGGAGGCCCTCCTCGGCACGCACGGCACGCTCGAGGCCAGGGTGCCGGATGAGCACGGCGCCGGCTTCTCGGCCGAAGTCAGCTGGCCCACCGCCTACCCTATCGCCTTCACAGAGGATGGCTTCTGTGAAGTGGAGATGACCCTCGGCGCCGGCTCCGTGGCCTTTGTGGCCGCCACCGCCGCCCCGTAGGGCCTCGAGGTGGCCCGGAGAAGCTCGAGCGGCCGCGGCGCCCCCACCATCTCGGTGGAGGGCGCCAAGGAGCTTGCGCGGGACTTTCGGGCCGCCGGCATCGCCACCAAGGAGCTCTCGGGCGCCTACCGCGCCATCGCGCGCGAGCTCGTGCCGCCGGCGCAGCGCAACGCGCCCAAGCGCACCGGCCGGCTCGCCGCCTCCACCCGCGGCGCCGGCACCAAGACCGCGGCTATCCTCCGGGCCGGCTCGGCCAAGGTGCCGTATAGCGGCGTGATCCACTTTGGCAACCCCACCCCCAAGACCTACCCCGCACGCTCGGGTGCCTCGAGGAGCACCGGCACCCTTGGCGTGATCGCACCCCAACCGTGGCTCTATGCCACCCTGGACGAGCGCCGAGATGAGGTGCTCGCATCATTCGAGGAGCACGTGGGCGCCGCTCTCCGGCGCAACGGACTCGCCTAGTACGAGGGGACTACATGACCGCGCTACGCATCACCAAGGGTGACATTCGGACACTCACCGTGGGGGAGCTCGAGCTCCTCGAGGAGCGCACCGGCCGCCCGCTCTCCAAGCTCTTCTCCGACGATGCGCCCCGAGGCACCCTCCTCCACGCGCTCGCCTTCATCCAGCTGCGCCGGCATGACCCCGGCGTAACGTGGGAGATGGCCGCGGATGCCGTGGTGGAGCTCGACACCGAGGAGGAGGAGGCCGTGACGCACACCGGCCCTTTGGCACGTCGGCCGGCTCGGCCGGCTACGGGTGGCCGAGGGAAGCGGTGAGGATCGTGTATGACCTCTCGCTAGGGCTCGGGTGGCTCCCGCGCGACGTGCGCGAGCTCACCGTGGAGGACCTCGAGGGGCTCACCAAGGCCGCCGACCGGCGCGAGCGCCGCGCCAAGAGGAAGTAGCTAGATGGCATCGAAGAGCCGCTCCATCTCGGTGAAGATCACCGGGGATGCCTCGGACCTCGAGCGCGCCCTCGGTGCCTCTACCAAGGGCCTCGGCCGGCTCGGCACCGAGGTGCTCGGCACCTTCGGAGGCAACCTCCTCACCAAAGGCTTTGACACCCTCGTGGGCGGCCTCAAGAGTGCCGCCGGATGGGCCATGGAGGGGGTGGACAAGCTAGACGGGTGGGGGGATGCCATCGCCCGCCTCGAGGCCCAGGCCGCCGGCCTCGGGGACGTGATCGCCTCTATCGACCTCGCCAAGTGGGGGGTGGATAAGACCGAGAGCGCAGCGGCCGCGGCCGAGATTGCCAACATGGCCAAGAGCCTCGGCCTCACCGATGACGAGCTCAAGAGCGTTACACCGGCCATGACCGAGCTAGCCGCCAAGATGGCGAGCCTCGGAGATGGCAACCCCGAGGCCGTGGCCAAACAGCTGGCCGCGGCTCTCAAGGGCTCCACCAAGGCCGCCGGCGCGCTCGGTGTGGAGCTCCCCAAGGGCGCCAAGGGCCTCGAGGCCTATACCGCGATCATGGCCCAGCTTGGCCCACAGATTGACCAAGCCACCTCCGGCACGCGCTCCCTCGCGGACGTGGGCGCCACGTGGGATGCCACCCTCACCGACTTGCAACTCGAGCTCGCCGGCTACCTCGACACCCTGGCCCCCGTCATCTCGGCCATGATGGATGCGCTCCTCCCCGCCTTCCGCGAGCTTGTGGGGGTGGTGGGGCCGGCCCTGGCCGCGGTATTCGGCTCCATCTCCGAGGCCCTCTCCGGCATGGCCGAGGGTGGCGCCGCGCAGTACGTGACCGACCTACTCCGCGGCATCCTCAAGGTGGCCAAGGCCCTCGGCACCTTCCTCTTCGAGCGGGTGGTGCCGGTATTCCTCGAGCTCGCCAATGCGATTGGCGAGGCCCTGGCCCCGGTGCTCCCCATCGTGGAGGAGGCCTTCGCCGCGTGGATGCCGGTGCTCTCACAGGTGTGGGGCTTTGTGGAGAGCGTGATAGTGCCGCTCCTCACCCGCTACGTGATCCCCGCGCTCGGCAAGGTGCTCGAGGTGGTGGCCACGCTCGCCAAGGCCCTCGGTGGCGCGCTCTCCGGCGCGCTCTCCGGCATCTCCCGCGGCTTTGACCGCCTAATGGGCTTCATCCGGCCGGTGATCGACGCGCTCCGCAAGGTGGCCGACCTCGCCGGCTCGGTGGGTGGCAAGCTCGGCTCCATCTCCCTCCCCTTCGGCATCGGCAAGAGCTCCGGCGCCGGCCGCTCGGGTGGCATCGTGGTGAACGTGACCGCCGGCATAGGTGACCCGGTGAGCATCGGGCGCGAGGTGTCGCGCGTGCTCGGCGCCTACTCCTCCCGCTCCGGCCACATGGTGACGGTATGACGTGGCGCAGCCGGTGGGGGGAGGGCTTCGGTGATCTAGACGCGGCCGATGGGTGGAACCTCTACGGCTCCGCCAACGGCCGAGCTCTCGAGGATGGCGGAGGAGGCATCCCCTCCAACAACCGCGGCCCCTTCCTCGTGCAACAGGTGGACGCGGCCGGCGGCCCCGGGTGGGTATCGCAGGACTCGCCGCCCGACCGCTTCCGGGTGCGCCCCGGCGAGCTCCTCCGGGTGCGCGGGTGGACCGTGGGCGCCGGCGATGCAACCCTGTGGCGCGTGGGGGTGGCTTTCTTCACCGCGGCCGGCCCGTGGATCGACACCCCGGAGGCCACCGGCGGCCCCGCGGGTGGTGGCGCGTGGGAGGCCTTCGAGGGCACCGTGACGGTGCCGGCCAACGCGGCCACCGGCGCGGTGGTGCTCACCGCCACCCCCGACCCCCCAAACGTGAACCTCGGGTGGCGCGGGTGGGATGAGCTCGTGGTGGAGGCGTGGGAGCCGGCCTCCCTCCTCTCCACGGCCGGCACCAACCTCCTCGGCAATGGAGGCTTTCGCTCGAGGGATGGGCTCGTGCGCCAGCCCTCCACGTGGAAGTACGATGCCGGCACGGCCGTGATGACCCTAGCCAGGGTGTGCGGCGAGGCCGAGGCCGCCTACGTGCTCGCGGACGGTGACTACATGGCCGCCGATGAGGCCCTCGGTGGCTCCTCGGCCATCCTCGAGGGCACCGGGCCGGCCTCCGGCGCCGCATACCCCCAATGGCGCCAAACGGTAGCGGTGACCGAGGCCCGCCGCTACGTGCTCCGAGGCCTCCTCGCCGGCGAGGATGGCACGGTGGCCTACGTGGCCGCCTTCCCTCGCAAGGGGGATGCCGTGACCCCCTCCGGCACCGAAACCTACCTCGGTGGCCTCCTCGCCGGCCGCCCTGGCGGCCCGGAGCGCGCGGACTGGTGGGAGCTCGAGGGCGCCCTCGTGACGCCACCCGGTACGCGCTTCCTAGACGTGCACGTGCAAGTGGCCGCCACCTCGCCGGCACACTTCCGCGCGCTCTTTGACCAAGTGGGGCTCTATGAGGAGGCCGCCCCGGATCGGTGGGATATCGAGGACGATGCCTACCGCTCGAGCCTCCCCTACCCCGCCGTCTACATTGGCCCTGGCACGGTAGACAAGCCCACCAAGCGGTATGAGCACCTCGTGCGCTCCGCCTCGTGGCAGCTTGGCCGCTCGTGGTGGTTTGGCTCGCCGGAGGTGGGCACCGCCTCGGTGGAGCTCGAGGGTGACCGCCACGAGATTGTGCCGGGTGACGTGTGCAGCTTCGCCCGCGATCCCCTCGGCACCCTGTGGGTGGGCCGGGTGGATGACGTGACCCTCGAGGAGCGGGTGGAGGCCGGCGAGGTGGTGGCCCTCACCCGCGTATCCGCCACCGACGCTACCGGGTGGCTCGCCGGCACCAAGTTTGCGGCGTGGGCCGGCGTGGCCGAGCCCTTCGCCGCCCGCCTCGCCAAGCTCTATGCCAAGGCCGGCGCGGTGGTGAGCACCAAGGCGATGCCATCCGCGAGCTCGCCGGCAGACTTCACCCCCGCCACCTTCGGCACCGCGGCCGCCCCCATCGACGGTATCGAGCTCCTCGAGGTGCACGAGCGGAGCCGCAATGCCATCTCGCAGCTTGGCCCGGATGGGCAGCTGCGCTACCTCGTGCGCGATGCGCTCCCCACCGACCTCTCCGGCGTGGCCACCCCGGTGCCGCTCGTGGGTGATGACGCGCCCACCTCGGCCCAGCTGGACCGGGCCGCGGTAGGCAAGGTGGTGAACCTGTGGCGCTTCACCGATGGCGAGGAGCTCTACTCCGATGCCATCCCCGAGGGTGGCACCTCGGCCTCCCGCTACGGCACGCGCGAATACGACACCAAGACCACCAAGGCCGCCGGTGCGCCCATCTACAAGCCGGCCATGCGCGCGGTGGTGGCCAGGGCGCTCCCCGCCTTCCTCGTGACGGTGAAGGTGCACCGGCGCGCGCAGCCCTTCGCCGGCCTCGGCCCCTTTGACCTCGTGGAGCACGGGGAGTACCGGCTCCAAGCTCTCCAGCTGGCGCACAAAGTGGACCCCGGATCGTGGGTGGTGACCGCCTCGCTAGACGCCACGCAAACGGCCATTGTGGGTGGCGCGGTGGAGACCACCCCGCCGGCGCCGGTGAGGAAGCGCGCCACCGTGACCCTCACCGCCGACAAAGACGGCTACGCGGTGCGCACCAACTCCGGCTCCAACTCCGGCAACGGCGCCTCCGGCAACTTCCTCGTGGGCCTCCTGGCCGATGGCCACCTATGCCGTGGCTTTGTGGGCTTCCCTCGAGCCACCTTCCTCGGGCGCAATCGCAAGGTGGTGAGTGCCACCCTCACCCTCACCACCAACCGCGGTGGGTGTATGCAATGGGGGAGCGCGCCCAAGGTGCTCGTGGACCGGGTGACGGCTACGTGGTCAGAGGGGACGCACGCAACCGCGTGTAGCTTCATCACCGGCAATAGCCTCAAGTACCCCGGGCCGGCCGCCACGAGCTCGGGCCGGGTGACCGCCTCTATCCCCGCCGCGGACTCCCGCGCGGTGAATATCCGCATTGACGCCATCGCCCAGGCGTGGCTAGACGGCGCGAGCCAATACGGTGTGCGCCTCCTCGGCGCCTCGGAGAGCTCCGCCAACAACCGGGCCGCCTTCGATGCGGCCGGCTCCGGGCGCGCCAAGCTCGTGATCGTGTACGAGTACGACGAGTGAGCCCCTCGGAGTGGGTGCGAACCCTCTTCGGCATCGCCTTTGTGCTCCTCGTGTGCGTGGCCATGGGCGCGGTGATAGACGGCTCGGACCCCCCGCGCGGCTATGAGGCCGCGGTGGGGCTCTTCATCGCGCTAGGTGTGGGCGCCGGCTTGTGGGCGCTCGCGGAATGGAGGAGGCCCAAGCCATGACCGAGGCCAACGCGCCCACCGATCCCGAGGTGTGGGAGGAGCTCCACCCGGACCCCGCCGGCCCGGAGGAGCCCTACGATCCGCCCGAGGAGCTCGAGGAGCGGAGCACCGAGCCGGCGCCCCCCTTCGAGGCCTCGAGGGGTGCCGGCGGCCCCGACCGCTACCGGCACGGCAAGGTGCCGGCCACCATCCTCTCGGTGGTCACCGAAACCTCCGAGAGCCCCTACGTGTGTTGCGGCTATTGCTCCGCGCAGATGGCGGCCAGGACCGCCAAGGCCGGCGTGAGTGCGGACATGAAGCGCGAGGGCCACGCCATCCGCTCCAAGGGTGGCCGCCGGCACAATGCGGGGAGCACCTCCACGGAGCTCCTCAACGGCCTACAACGGGCGCTAGGGGTGGACGTGGACCCCGTAGCCACCTCGAGCATCCCCGCCCGTCTACGGGCCGGCTACGCGGTGACGGTGAGCCTCCAATACCGGCTCCTCCCCGAGTACCTCAAGGTGCAGGGCAATGACTTTGGCCACTCGGTGTGCCTCTTCGGGTGGCGCGCGGATGGCGAGCTCGCCGGCTACTTCGATCCCCTGTGGAGCCAGGGCGCCGCCGGCGCGTGGGTGCCGTGGGCGGAGCTCCGGCGCGCCCTGTGGAGCTCCGGCCATAACACCACCAAGGCCAAGGTGCCCCCGCCGGCGCCCCCGCGGCCGCCGGCGCCCTCGGTGACCCTCCGCTACTCGGCCACCCGGTATGGCCCGCGCACCGCCACGGTGAGGGGTGATCGCACGCACGTGCGCACCTCCCCCTTCATCCGCTCGGACAATCACAAGCGGTGGGTGGATGCCGGCGCCCACTTCTCGGTGGCGCAGCGGACCACCCGCGGCTCCTCGGTGAGTGGCTCTACCACGTGGTACGGCAACGCGGCCGGCACCGAGTGGGTGCACTCCTCGGTGGTGCGCCTCTAGCCCATTAGGGTAGTATGGCGATCCCCGGGCCGGTGCACCTCGAAGCCCACCGGCTCGGGGGATTGCCACACCCCCACCGGCTTCGAGGCTTCGAGGATCGCCGCATGGCACCCCACTCTCCCGCCCGGAGGCCCGCGCACGCGCGGCCGGCCGGCTCTATCACCGTGTGCGCGGTGTGCCGAGGCACACTCGTGGACGGCGCCCACCTCGAGCCGGTGCGCCGGCCCTGGACCCCCGGGGAGCTCCTCGCCGCCGGATGGTGCGCCGGCGTGGCCACCCTGGCCGGCGCCGAGCTCCTCGCCCGGTGGCTCTTCGCATGAGCCCCCTCTCGGCCAAACAGGCCGCCACCCGCGCCAACGCGGTGGGCGCCTCCGAGGTGGGCGCCCTGGTGGGTGACTACCTCCACCCCTACGCTTCGCCGGCCTCCATCTACGCGCGCATCGTGACCGGCTACCAGCGGCCCGTGGGCTCCGGCGCCGGCCTCGGCAACGAGCTCGAGCCGGCTATCTTGGCCCTCGCCGGCCGCCGGCTCGGTGTGAAGGTGCGCACCTCCTCGTGGAGCTACCGGCACCGTGAGCTCCCGCTCGTGGCCACCGCCGATGCCGTGACCCTCGAGCCGGTAGGTGACTCGGTGGCCATCCTCGAGGCCAAGCTCGTGGGCTCGTGGGGTGCCGCGGATTGGACCGATGGCCCGCCCCCGTGGGTGCGTGACCAAGTGCAAGCCCAACTCCTCCTCTCCCGCCGGCGGCTCGGCATCGTGGCCGCTTTGATCGGCTCCACCCGCTTCGAGCTCCACGAGCTCCCCGCGGACCCCGCGCGCCAACGCGAGCTCGAGGAGGCCGTGCGCCGCTTCGCCCTCGAGCACCTCGAGCC